GAGCTAGCCAGTAATATGGTTCGCCCTCAGTCTTCTTCACAACATGCGTTGCCAAACTATGTGGCTGTAGCACCAAGAATGTATAAAGGGGTTATTGAATCGTTAGTAAGAAGAATGATTCCATTCGCTGATTTAATTCAGATTACACACTTAAAACTACAACAAGTCATAGCTAGAGTCGTTCCGGATGGGGTCTTTATTGATGCAGACGGATTGAACGAAGTTGACTTGGGTACAGGAGCGGCATATAATCCAGAGGATGCGCTAAGATTGTACTTTCAGACAGGTTCTGTAATAGGTAGAAGCTACACTCAGGATGGAGATTTTAATCAAGCAAGAGTTCCTATACAGCAGTTAACCTCAAACAGTGGAGCTAGTAAAACTCAGATGCTTATTACAAACTATAATCATTATCTTAATATGATTAGAACTGTAACTGGCCTTAATGAAGCTAGGGATGGTTCAACACCTGACCCTAATTCTTTGGTTGGATTACAAAAGCTTGCTGCATTAAACTCTAACACAGCAACTAGACATATACTTCAAGGGAGTTTATATATTTACAGAACACTAGCAGAGGCTCTAACGTATAGAGTAGCGGATATATTAGAATACTCTGATTTTAAGGAAGACTTTATAAATAAAATAGGTAAGTATAACGTAAGTATACTTAACGATATATCTGATTTATATATTTATGACTTTGGTATTTTTATTGAAGTTTCTCCTGATGAAGAGGAAAAAGCTCAGCTTGAACAAAATATACAAATGGCATTATCTAAAAGTGATATAAACTTAGAGGATGCTATTGATATCCGAGAAATAAAAAATATAAAACTAGCCAATCAATTACTAAAGGTTAAGCGTAAACAGAAGCAAGAGCGTGATGAAAAGAATGCTATGCTTCAGCAACAGATGCAGGCGGCCACACAGTTGAAGTCTCAACAAATGGCAGCTCAAACAGCAATGCAAAAATCTCAAGCAGAGATGAATGCTAAGATGCAAATTAAACAAGCGGAGATAGCTTTTGAAATTGAGAAGATGAAGAATGAAGCTCAGTTAAAAAGTCAACTAATGGCTGAAGAGTTTAATTACAATCAACAGTTAAGGGGTATGTCAGAGCAAGCTTTATCTCAAAGAGAGGTTCAAAGAGAAACAGCTAAGGCAGGGCGTATTAGTCAGCAGAATTCAGAACAATCAAAACTAATTAACCAACGAAAAAATAATTTACCTCCTCAAAGATTTGAGTCTAATGAAGATAGTTTAGACGGATTTGATTTAGCGGAGTTTGACCCAAGATAAATAAATAAATAAATAAATATGCCAGCAGATAGATTAAGAAACAGAAACAAAGTTATCCAAAGAAAACCGTTACAAAAAGCGCTAACGAATGCTAACTCAACTTCTGAGCAGCGAAGGCTTCAAGCGTTAGGAAAAAGCGTAACTCCAGTGTCAGTAGAAAGCACAAGAAAAGGTGCTTCAGGAAATGTGTCTTGGGTAGCTTCTGGAGCTGCAAAAGGATTAGGAGCAGTCGTTAAGTACGCAAGTAAAAAACTAGCTAAAAAAGTTGCTATTAAGAGCACAACAAACTAAATAAAAAGTATTGTTTAATGTACTATATTTGTACTAAAATTTAATTTAATGGAATTCAAAGTAAAAGAAGTAGGTGCTGTAGAAGAAAAGTCTGCTGCTCAAGTAGAAGAAACTCTAATAGAGAAAGTAGAACAACAGCATGAAGAACAGCCAGAAGCTGTAGAGCAAACCGAAGCTCCGGAGGAAACGCAAGGTGCTGAACTAAAAGAAGAAGAAGTTCTTAATTTTATTAAGAATAGATATGATAAAGACATATCATCGGTAGACCAATTGTTTGCAGAAAAAGAAAGCAACGATGAACTACCAGAAGATGTGTCAGCTTATTTTGAGTATAAAAAGAAAACTGGTCGTGGCATTGAAGATTATGTTAAATTAAACAGAGACTTCGATTCCTTAGATGAAGACCAAATTTTAACTGAGTATCTTTTAGCTACCGAAGAAGGTATTGATAAAGAGGATGTTGAGTTGTTAATGGAAGATTATTCCTATGACGAAGAACTTGATGATGAATCTGATATTAAAAGAGCTAAGTTAAAAAAGAAAAAGGCTATTGTAAAAGCTAAGAAGTTTTTCAATGAACAAAAAGAAATGTATCACCAGCCGCTTGAGTCAAGCGCAACTGGTATTTCTGAGGACAATGAAGACTACAAGGCATACAAGCAATATGTTGAGAATGCAAAGACTCAGTCAGAAGAGCAGTCTAGGAAAGTAGATTTCTTTGAAAAAGAAACTGACAAGGTGCTAAATCAAGACTTTAAAGGTTTTAAGGTCAGTATTGATGAAGCTAATTTGTTATACAATCCAGGAGGTTCTGTGGAGGAAATTAGAAAGTCTCAATCAAGCGTTATTAATTTTATTAATAATCATTTGAATGAGGACGGATTAGTTAAAAACGCAGCTGAGTATCATAAAGCATTATCGGCAGCAATGAACCCTGACAAGTTCGCAAGGTTTTTTTACGAGCAAGGCAAGGCAGCAGCAACGGACGATGTAACTAGAAAGATGAAAAACATCAATATGTCTACACGTTCTGCTCCTGAAGTTACTTCTAAAGGAGGAACTCAGTTTCGTGCAATCAATCCAAGTGAAGGAAAGGGTTTAAGAATTAAGAGTATTAAACGAAAAAATTAACAACATTTTAAAAATTAAAAAATGGCAGGACAATTATTAGGGCCAAATACTACTCCGGTAGGACCAGGGTTTGCGCTACAGCCAGCACCACAACAAGTGCCGTTGGCTACGAACTATATTACTGATTTCAACTTTTTGAATCAGTACTTACCAGATACGTATGAAAAAGAATTTGAGCGTTATGGTAACAGAACTATTTCTTCTTTCTTACGTTTAGTAGGAGCTGAGCTACCAAGTAACTCAGACTTAGTAAAGTGGGCAGAGCAAGGAAGACTACACACTAAATATACACAAGTTGGTACAGCAGCAGTAGTTGCTGGAGACAACGTAACATTTGATATTAACGATGCGTTAGTACCAGACCGAGCTGCAACAGGCTTAACAGCTGGAACTATTGCTATTCGTGTAGGTCAAACTTTAGTTGTTACTAACAATGACGGTTCAGGAGAATATAAAGGAATCGTAACTGCAGTAGGTGTTGCAGGAGGATTGAACGCTAACCAGATTAGTGTAGCTTTCTACAATGCTGCAGGTTATACAGGTGGTACAGGAGCAGGTAATGCTGATGCAACTATCTTTATCTATGGTTCTGAATTCAAAAAAGGAAGCAATGGAATGCAAGGTTCTCTAGAGGCTGAAGATGAAATCTTCGACAACTCTCCAATCATCATCAAAGATAAGTATGCAGTATCAGGTTCTGATATGGCACAAATCGGATGGATTGAAGTGACTACTGAGAACGGAGCTTCAGGATACCTATGGTATTTGAAGTCTGAGCACGAAACTCGTTTACGTTTTGATGACTACCTAGAAACAGCTATGATTGAAGCAGTACCAGCAGAAGCAGGTTCTGGAGCAATTGCAGCAGGTGGAGATGTAGGAAACAAAGGTTCTGAGGGTGTATTCCACGCAGTAGAAAACAGAGGAAATGTATGGGCAGGTGGTAACCCAACTGCACTAGCAGATTTCGATACTATCATTTCTCGTTTAGACAAGCAAGGTGCGATTGAAGAAAACGTACTTTTCTTAAACAGACAATTTGGATTTGACATTGATGACATGTTAGCTGAACTTAATGGTTCTGCTCAAGTAGGTGCTAATGGTACTTCTTATGGTCTATTTGACAATGACATGGAAATGGCATTGAATCTTGGATTCACTGGATTCCGTAGAGGATATGACTTCTATAAGTCTGACTGGAAATACCTAAACGACCCAACAATGCGTGGTGGTTTAACTGGAACTGGAGCTGTAAACGGACTTTTAGTACCGGCAGGTTCAACTACTGTTTACGACCAAATCCTTGGAAAGAATGCTAAGCGTCCTTTCTTACATGTGCGTTACAGAGCTTCAGAAACTGAAGACAGAAAGTACAAGACTTGGATTACTGGTTCAGCTGGTGGTGCAATGACATCTGATTTAGATGCGATGGAAGTAAACTTCCTATCTGAAAGATGTGTATGTACTATGGGTGCAAACAACTTTGTGATTTTCCAATCATAAATTAAATATGTAATTACTACCCTTGTTATTGTGACGAGGGTAGTTATTACTTTTATTAAATCTAAATTATAATCAAATGAAAAAAAATGTATTGGTCAATAAGACCTATAAACTTACCAAAGACGCAGCGCCACTTTCTTTTATGCTGCCAACTAGAAACTCAAGAAGATATCCTTTAATGTACTTTGATGAAAGTACAGGAACTAACAGAGCCTTACGATATGCAAGAAACCAAAAAAGCCCATTTGAAGATGAGCAGGATGGTAATGCTATTGTAGAGCCAATTGTTTTTGAAGATGGATTCTTATCTGTACCAAGAACAAATCCAACCCTTCAGGAGTTCTTACATTATCACCCAATGAATGGAAATAAGTTTGTTGAGGTTAATACTGAGAAAGATGCTCAGAAAGAAATGGATGTTTTGAATGCTAGAGTAGACGCTCTTATAGAGGCTCGTCAATTAGATATTGAGCAGGTAGAGGCTTTAGCTAGAGTTTTATTTAACACAGATGTTTCTAGAACCACCTCTTCTGAATTAAGAAGAGATATATTAATATACGCAGAGCAAGAACCAGATTTTTTCTTGCGAGCTGTAAAAGACCCTGGGTTAAAATTAAATTCTAAAGTTCAAGAGTTTTTTGCTCATAAGGTATTAATATTTAAAAACAACAAGAAGGATGTATACTTTAATACAGACAAGAATAAAAAGAGAATGGTAAACATTCCTTTTGGAGAAGACCCATTCTACGTAGTAGCAGGGTATCTTCAATCTGATGAAGGTATTGAAATATTAAAGTTTCTTGAAAAAAACTTGGATAATAAAAAATAATTATTACATTTGCAATAGAAGTGTTCATAATAATAAAGGAGCTGATTACTCCAACCAATCAAGAAGAGGCTGCAGAAATGCATCCTCTTTTTTTTTACTTATCTTTGTATTAAATAAATTAACAGATGAGCATAATAAATTCAGTACGAGAAACTGTACTGTCAGTTCTTAATAAAAATAACTATGGGTACATAACTCCTAGTGATTTTAATTTATATGCCAAGCAAGCTCAGCTAGATATTTTTGAAGATTATTTCTATCAATATAATTATCAAGTTACTAAAGAGAATGCTCGGCAATCAGGAATTGGATTGGCAGATATAAAACAAATATATCAAGACGCTATAGAGATATTTTCAGAGCAAGAGTTTCTTGTTCCAGTATATCTTAATGGCGCTAGTGAGGTTATTGTCTCTCCATCCGCAACATCTACTTACAGTGCACCTACAACAGCTACCACAGGCTCTGACTATTATTTAATAAATAAAGTTTTACTACTAACAAGATACTTAGTTGATAATAGTACTAATACATTATCATTTACTCAAGAGTTGGTTGATAACACTAAAAACTTTTTTGCGTTAGGAGTTCAGCCAGGTGATGTTGTTGTAAATTTAGACACTGGAGATACAGCTAATGTTAGGTATTTAAACCCATCGGCTACCGACACCTTGACATTAGATAGTAATATTTTTCCAAATGCAGGAGCTGAGTATACAATTCTTACGACTATGCAGGGTGTGAATGAATGTGAGAAAGTGACAAATAAAAAAATCACACAGCTTAACATGTCTAATCTAACCAAGCCTACGGAGTTATTTCCGGCTTATTCTCAGAATGGAGAAGTTATACAGATATACCCTCAAAACTTTCAGTGGGGAGCAGGTGTAATAAACTCTGGATTAACATCAGCCGGTAGAATTCTATGTCAGTATATTAGATACCCTAAAGACCCTAAGTGGACTTACGCTCAGTTAGTTGGAGGAGAACCTTCTTTTAACCAATCAGATGCTCTTTATCAAGACTTTGAAATACCTCTTGAAGACGAACCTACATTAGTAAATAAGATATTACAATACGCAGGTATGTCAATTAGAGAGATAGAGGCAATACAGTTTGGCCAGTCGATGGAGATGAGAGAAACACAAAATGAAAAATAATGGCATACTTAACAGAATATCAATATTACGAGAACAATGGAAATGCTCCTGAGGATGCTAACTGGGGGTCGTATCAATACGTAAGCTTGTATGACATAGTCAACAACTTTATGTT